TATGTTTGGGAAATTAATGAAATATGAATTAAAAGCAACCTATAAGTGGTATCTCATTATTTCGGGTGTGCTTGCTATTCTCGCTATTTTTGCTGGTTTATTAGCTTCTAGTGTTATTACTGGCGCAGCAAGTTATACAGCAGATACAACCTATACGATTGTTGGAATTGTTGTTCTGGTTATTTTTGCGGGTTACATTGGCTTGACCTTGACCAACTATATCATTATTATTCGTCGTTTTTACAATAATATTTTTGGTCGAGAAGGTTATTTGACCTGGACTTTGCCAACTAGCTCTCATACCGTTTTACTTGCAAAAGCTACCTCTGCTTTGATTTGGAGTATCTTCTGTTTTATTAGCTTGGTCCTTTCTTTGGTTATTTTCCTAGGTGTAATTGGACTTTCTCAACAACAGAATATCTTTGAGGTGCTTGGTCTACTTCTTGAACGTATTGGTGGCCCTCTGTTTTGGCAAACCTTGTTTTTCCAATTGTTAGCAACCATTTCAGGGATTTTGATGCTCTATTGTGCGATTTCACTGGGCCAACTTTTTATTAATCATCGTGTCGTAATGGCCTTTGTCTTTGGTTTTATTCTTTGGGTTGTTCTTAGCATCATTGGAAGAATGTTTCCTACTGTGGAGTTAACCAGTCTTTCATATCTGTCAAGTGGCTATTATGATACCCTTAGTGATGTATTGGCTGTTAACTTTATTCCGGCTTATATCTATGAACTAGTGAAAATTGTAGCGATGTACTTTACAGTTCATTATGTAACAAAATTCAAATTGAACTTGCAATAAGAATGAAAGAGGGAGGAATTCCTCTTTTTCTTTTGCCATTTTACCCAAAAAATGATAAACTTGAGTATATCATTTTGGGGTCGTTACGGATTCGACAGGCATTATGAGGCATATTTTGCGACTCGTGTGGCGACGTAAACG